CTCTTTCCAGAGGATCGAGGCCGAACCGTTCGGCGTGGCGAACAGCCCACCGGCGTAAGCGTCGAAGATGTCGGCATGCTGGTAGGCCTCGGCGTCTTCGTCGAGCACCACGATCTGCACGGGGCAGACACCGGCGGCATAAGCCCGGCCGATCTTGCCGGTGGCGATGGGTTCAGCCAAGACGACGAACTTGCCTTCGTGCGTGTTCTCGGCGGGCGTTACGCAGGACAAGGCCACGTGATTCTTGAACTCATCTTCGTTGTTGGCCGGGTCGATGATCGGTCCATCGATACCCAGCACAGCCAAACGATTCTGGTTCGAACCACTGTCGTTGCGGACCAGGACAATACTGGCCTGGCGTTGCGACGGCTCGGCCTTTTGGGCGATCTTCGCGGTGCGACGACGGTAATCGACGGCCGCATCGATGAAGGAATTGTAGGCCGCCGCCGGGATGACGAGCTTCTGACCGGACTGGACCTTTTGCAATGCGTCGCTCATGTGCCGATCCCCAGCGACGCGAAGTTGCCGTACTCGTAGACCTGTTCGACGTAGGCGGCCACGGGCTGCTTGACCAGTGTGTTACTGCCGGAGTCCTCCACGTCGGCGTAGCGCACCCAGAGGTATTCCCAGCCCTTCTTGGAGATGCCGCTGATGCTGCCGACGCTGATCCCTGTTCGGTTCGGACTGGCGGCGAAACGGAAGGTGATTTCCCAGTCTTCTTCGCCGCGTTTCGAGCCGGACGCGCCGAGGAACAGACATTCACCGGCGGCCAGGCCCTTGAACGAAGCGTCGTTGACCTTGCCGGTGAGCGAGAAGTACGCCGCCTTGTTCACGTCGGCGTCGGGGATGTAGTGCGTCTCGGAGAAGTTGTAGACGGGCACGGTGATGTCCACGCCCTCGACGTTGTCATGTGTGACACCGATCGCGCCCTGGAAGTCCGGGGCGGCCCCCGACGCACCGTAGCTGCCGACCGTCGAGAGCGACTGGGTGATGTGCTGGGTGCCGCCGCCGGTGTCGAAGTTGAAGCTCGATTCGCCTACCTCTGGCGGCTGGTATTCCGGCGCGACGTACCGAACGGCGCAGTCCCACTTGCCCGCACCCGTGGTGGTATCGACAAAGATCGGTTCGAGCGTGCACTCGTCGCGGACCAGGCCGTCGTAGAGGGTCGGCGTGGAGTTCAACAGCAGCGTCTTAGCCGTGATGTCGTCGCTGGTGCCGTCGAGGATGTAGTGCATCGTCACCGACGGACGCTCGCCGGTGACGGTCTCGCGGCTGTCGATCTTTTCGGTCAGTGTGGCCATCAGGTAAAGCTCAGCTCCTGCGCGTTGCGAAGCGGGCGCGTGTTGCGTTCGATCTTGTCGATGCCGGTGGCCATGCGGTCGGTCGCGCCCCCGGTCTGCAGGCCCAGCACGTTGGCGGCGACGAACGTTCCTTGCGAGCCGATCTTGGCGGCCTGGCCTGCCAGCAGATCGCCCATGCCAGCCAAGGCGCGGTTAGCCTTGGCGATGATGTCATCAGCCGAGTCGAGCTTGTCTGGTCCTCCGTCGGCCGCCTCCTTGGTCTGACGCTTCTTGCGGGCTTCTTCGATGGCGTCGCGCCATTCCTTGCGGGCCTTTTCGAGGTCGGCTTCGTTCTCGGCCATGCGACGTTCGTACTCAGCGTCGAGCTCGCTGTGTTTGCGAAGGTTCTCCCTGCCGATTTCGGCCATGGTCGCTTCATGAACGGCGGCCGCCCGCTGGCGCTCGGCCTGGCGCTGGGCTTCGCGCTCGGCGATCTTGCGCTGCTGCTCGTTGTCGATTTGGGAAATGGCGGCTTGTTTTTGCTGCTCGACGAGCTTGTTCTCGGCCGCCAGGTCAATCGAATCGTCGAACAGCCCTCTAATCCAGTTCCACGCCTTCTTCGCGCCTGACTTGATCCGTTCCCAGGTCTTGGCGAAAAAGCCGGTGAACCTGGCCCAGGTCTTCGAGAAGAACGCCGTGGTCTCGATCCAGCCGACCTCCAGTGCGTTCCAGACGACCTCGACAACCGCCAGCAAGCCATGCCAGGCGTCGTAGCCGATCCGGATGAAAAAGTTGCGGAAGTTCAGCCAGGCCTTTTCCAGGAAGTTCACGCCGCGCGTCCATTCCATCTTGATCGAAAGCCAGAGGACCTTCACCGCCAGGGAGATGTCGCCGGCCGCCATCGCGTCGGCGATGCCTTGGTAGGCAGTGAGCGCATCGTCTTTGAGGACGCCGAACTTCTCGCCCAGCCAGGTCAGTGCCTTGCCGCCCGCGCCGGTGGCTACGACCAGATACGCACCCAGCGCCGCAACAGCTGCGATAACCAAACCGATCGGCGAAAGCAGGAATGCGATCACACCGGCCAGGAGTTTGAAGACCGTTCCGACCGTCGTAACGACGGCGATCAGTCCACCAAGTGCACTACCCAGCCCACTGATGATCGTGCCCAGTGCTGCCAGTGCAACCCCACCGGCCAGAACCGCCGCCGCGACCTTCATGATCGTAACGATGATTTCGCGGTTGGCCTGAACCCATGCGCTGATATTCGTGGCCACGCCGATGATCGTCTCGGCGAGTTGTTTCAACACCGGGGCCAGCGCCGCCCCGACCCGAAAGACGCCCATCTTGACGACCTTCCAGAGTGCGTCGAGGGCATCGGTGAAATCCTCAGCCGCCTTGGCATCTTCGCTGCTCATGGTCAGGCCGAGTCGGCGGGCCTCTTGCTGGAGCTGTTCGATTCCCGCAGCGCCCTTGGCAAACATGGGCAGCAGGTTCGTACCCGTCCGCCCGAAGAGCGTCATGGCGATGGCGGCTTTTTTCGTGGGGTCTTCGATGCGACTGATCGCTTCGCCCAGTAGCTTGAACTGCTCCTCGGGCGACAGGCCGTCGAGGTCCTCGAATCGCAAACCCAAATCAATCAGCGCGTCCTTGGCTGTGGACAGGCCGCGACCGGCGTCGTAGATGCTTCGCTGCATCCGGCGGAATCCCATCTCCAATGATTCGAACTCGGTGCCGGTCTGCGAGGCGACGAAACGCAATTCGCTGAGCGCCTCGACGCTCAGGCCCGTCCGCTTGGCCATCTTGGCGACCTGGTCGCCCATGCTGCTGAACGCCTTGGCCGTACCGAGCAGCGGCGCGAGGATGGCTGTGCCCAACCCCGCCATCTTCAGGCCGAGGTTGCGGATGGAGTTGCCAAAGGCCTTGAGCTTTTTCTCGGCCCGGCGCAGGCCGCGCACGAGTTTGCTGTCGTCGGCGAAAAGTTCGACGAACGCTCGGCCCGCTCGGATGCCCTTGGCTGACGGCATGGATTATTCGTCCTCTTCCAACGGTAAGGCGTACCAGCCGTTCGGGATGTCCATTTTGCCCGCGACGGGTTTGCCGTCGGCGTCCTTGACCCAGACCTTGGCGTTCTTGACCGTCTGGCGCAAGCGCACCGGCGTGCCGTGCGGGACGTAGATCGTGCGAACACATCCAGCCCCGGAAGTCAGCAGCAGGATGGGCAACAGAAACGGAATCAGTTTACGGATCATGGTTGCACCTCCACGACCGGCAGGTCGCCGGTCAGAATGGATCGCACACGGTCAACCGCTTTCCGCACGGACGCGTGCCGGCGATAACCCTCGCCGCTGTCAGCCAGGATGCGGCCGTTGGACGCTCGCAATCGCCAGCGCCACTCGCGCCGACCGTCGCGATAGATTTCGAGTTTGGCTTGTCTCATGGTTTACTCCAGGGGTTGCCCCAGTGCTTGCGGACCTTGGCCCGCAGTTTGTCGCGCGTGGCCCGATCCGGGTCGGCATCCTCCGCCGTGGGCTGCGATTTTCTCGCGAGCCATGGCAGCAACGCCTGGAAGAAAGCGGTCACGACAGCGATCAGCCACTTCATCAAGTGATCCCCTTCGACTTCGACAAACCGCCGAAGCGGTCGAGGTCGGAATGCTTGATCTGGATGCCTTGCTTGATCTCCTCGATGAGCTTGGCGGGCGGCTGCTTGCCCTTATTCGCCTCGGCGTAGGCCTCCAGCACAAACCGCAGGGCAGCGTCGAGCTTGGCCAGCCCGGCGTTGGGCGTGTCGTCGGGCACCTGCTTTTCGGCCAGCTTGATGCCGGTGATGATGCTGCCCTCGTACTTCTTCCACGCCTCCTGCAGCGGGTTGTACTTGCTGGCCAGGAAGATGAAGAAGCCCACCATCCCGGCCCAGACGACGGCGAAGCCGAAGCTCGAATTGAAGAAGCCAGTGATTGCCTCGATGATTGCGGTGACGTCCATGTCTCAGTTTCCTTTCCGGCCTGTCTTGTGCAAAAAGGCCTGCTTGAGAGTTCCGATGTTCTCGCGATTCACTTCGATGACCTCGCCCGGTTCCCGCCCGAAGGGGTCGAAGTCGCTCGGCTTGAAGGCCCGGCCCTTTTTCGAGTCGCGATGGGCGTTGCCGATCAGTGCGCACAGCACCGACATGCGGCCCCATTCGTCGCGCCCGTGGCCCTCGGCCATCCAGAGCAATTGCCGCAGCGTCAGGCCGAGACTTCCGGCGATGAGCCAGACATCGCGCCACCCACTGCGTGGGGGCTGATCTGACGAGCATTCTGTTCCAGTCGATTGTCTGTTCCCATGCTCATCATCTGATCGCTCACCGCGTCGGTGATCGCCTTGTCGATGTCGAGTCCCTCGATCCGCGTCTCGATGGCCTTGACCGCCGCGTCGATCATCTTCGCCTGGGTTTCCACGGCGCGGGCTCGGTCCGCCCGGCCGCGTTGGCGGAAAAAACCGATCAGTTCCTCGTAGAATGTGAGCCTCGAACTGCGAACCCAACAGGCAGCAGATCACTTCGCCCAGCAGCAATTCATCTGTGCCCAATCGTGTCAGCAATGGCGGGTCGCCTTGCTCGGGCTGGAGCAGATCGATCCCCAGCTTGTCCTTGACGGTCATGGCCGTGCCGAGGTTCAGCGTGATCGTCCAGGTTCGTCCGGATGCGTCGGTGAATGTTTTCATCACGCCACCTCGTGCCATTCTTCGAACCGTGCGAGCTTGGCCGTCACGTCGGCGACGATGGCCTCTTCGAGCGCTTCGTTGCGACTGAAGTTCGTGATGGAGAAGTCGCCGAGCGGTCCCTGTGCGCCGCTGATCGTGGCCTTCTGGTCCAGTACCGCCAGCGCGACGGTGCCCGCCGAGAGGAACGCATTCTTGATCGCATCGAAGACCGCATCGCCCGGCCGCCAGACCATCTGAAACTCGACGGTGCACTCGCGCAGCGTCGGTGCCGTCGCCCGCCAGCCGGAGTTGCCGACGGCGAAGTCGATCCCGCCGCGCCTTGATACAGACCGGCGTTCATGCCCAATACGTATGTCGCCATTGTGTCTTGCTCCTTATCGAATGCTGCCGGCCCACATGGCTGCCAGCTTGGGTTTCTCTTGCTCGAAGGCCGGCCCCATGTATGGCCGAGCCTTGATTTTCACGTGCCGTTTCTTGCGATGTCGCCGCAGACCCTCGACGACCGTGGACGTTCCGCCATGCTCCAGTGCGTGGGACGCATCGCCGATTTTCTGATTCAGCCGCTGCGGTCCGATGACCACGCTGCGCCTGCTTCGGTCGTAACCGAAGAAGATGAACCGTCGCAGCAATCCCGTGTGCGAACTTGGCGGCTCGCCCGGTGCGCTGGGACGCTTGCGTTTGCGAATGGACGACTTGGCCCCGCGCCTGACGAACGCGCCGAACCGGCTGAGCACGCGCCGGGTCGTGCGATCCAGAGCGGATCGCACCGCCTTGCGGTCGAAGAAGATCGCCTTGAGGTCCATGCGAATCATTTCAGCACCCGGTACGTGATGGACAGGACGCTGGTGAACGCCCGCTGCTGGGCCAAATGATCGGCGGCGTAGATCGGTTCGTTGGCCGTTTTCACCCACACCGCATACGGCGTAGCCTGCAGAGGGCGACGCTTGAGGAACTCGGCGATCTCATCGACCAGACCGCAAAGCTGGGCGACCTCGGTATCGAGGTTCTTGCCGAGTTTCTTCTGGATACCGATGTCGATCCGCACGTCATGTTGGCTGAGCGTCCGCGACGCGCCGGTGATCTCCACGGCGGCGGGAACGACCGTCACACGCAGGTCTTTCAGATCCGCCAGTTCATACTCGGGCAGTACCCGACGAACGGGTGTGAGCGGCTGACTGAACGCGCCGCCGGCCAGCTCGGCCACCACGGCGTCGGCGATGTCGATTGCCAGTGCCATTATGCGTTCCTCGCTGCGATCATCTGGTCAGCCAGCCAGTTCACCGCATCCGTTTCCGCAGCGTCGAGCGAACCGAAGATGTCCTCGAATTTCATGCCCGCTTCCGCCCGTGCCTTGAGCGTCCTGGCGATCATTGCCAATCGCGATGCCTGGATGAAGGCCGGACGCTTCTGCGCCGGCACGGCGTTGATCCGGTCGATCCGCTGTTGGGCCTCCTGCCGCTGTTGCGGCGTCATGGCGGCCAGCCGGGTTTGGCGCTTGGCTTCCAGCTCCGCTTTGCGTTCGGCGGGCGTTCGGTTTTGGGTTACCTCACGCGATCCGCGTCGGCTTCACGCCGTAAGCGCGGTCCAGTACAAACACAGTGTTATCGTTGTAATCCAGGATGCGACCCTCGCGGCGGAGCATCACGATCTTGCCACCACCGGTCAGTTGCCCCGAAATGCTGATGTCCTTGTAGACGTTCATCAGGCCGTAGGAGTAGATGCGAAGGAAGCCATCTTGATGGACACCCAGATAGCCGAACACCTCGCATCGGCCGTTCCACGACACGGAGATCGTCCCCAGAACGAGGACCGCTCCGTCGGCATCGATGTTCAGAACCGAGTTGTCGTAGATACTGAGG